CTTTGTTAAACCAGAAAATCAGTCGCAAGACGCTGGATAAATGTAACCAGCACCATGTCTGACTTAAAAGACGCAATCGCTAGAGCACAGTTTCCTTACAAACTGGCTTGCCTATTTGACCCGCCAAAGGCTCGATACCGAGTTCTGTATGGTGGGCGTGGCGGCGCTAAGTCTTGGGGTGTGGCCAGAGCACTTCTAATCAAAGGTGCTAAAGACTGCCTACGCATACTCTGTGCCCGTGAGTTCCAGACCTCAATCAAGGATTCAGTCCACAAGCTGCTATGCGACCAGATCACCGACCTTGGTTTGACCGCTTTCTACGAGATTACCCAAACCTCAATTCGTGGCAAGAATGGGACTGAGTTCAGCTTTGTCGGCCTGAAAAACAATGTGGCCAATGTCAAATCCTACGAAGGTGTGGACATTTGTTGGGTTGAGGAAGCCCAGACCACCAGCCGATTAAGCTGGAATGTGCTTATTCCAACCATCCGTAAACAAGACTCAGAGATTTGGGTGACCTTCAACCCTGAGTTGGAGAGTGATGAGACTTACCAAAGGTTTGTTCTAAACCCACCTGAAGGCGCTGTTGTCCAAAAGATTAATTGGTCGGATAACCCCTGGTTTCCTGAAACGCTAGAAGTTGAGAAGAACCAACTAAAGATGCGGGACATTGAAGCCTACAACGTGGTTTGGGAAGGGTTATGCCGACAGACTGTTGACGGCGCGGTGTTCGCCAAAGAGATGCAAGTGGCCGAATTGGATGGGCGCATCACTAAAGTCCTGTATGACCCGACTAAGCCTGTTCATGCCATCTTTGATTTGGGTTGGTCTGACGCTACGGCAATTTGGTTCTTGCAGTTCGTGGGCATGGAAACCCGCTTGATTCGCTACATTGAGGGCAATCAGCAGACCATGAGCGAATACTTGGCCAAGATGCAGACATTCGGGTATATCTATGACACCCTTTGGTTACCCCATGACGCCGAGAACAAGACGCTGGCAGGGAATGGTCGAAGCATTGAGGAAATCGTCAGGGCGGCGGGATACAAGACTAAGATCATCCCAAAGACGCCGATTCTTGACTCCATCAACGCTGCCAGAACAATCTTCCGCAATTGCTGGTTTGACCGCGAGAACTGCCACGAGGGGCTTCAATGTCTCAGGCACTATCGCTACGATGTTGACCCTGATACCAAACAGTTCAGCAGAACACCAGTACACGACAACTATTCACACGGCGCAGATGCCTTCAGGTATATCGGTCTGATGGTCAACGAACCCCGACAAAGACCGAAGGCTAGACCCATTCAAAACTATGGCGGAATGAACGCTTGGATGGGATAATGGCATAAAATCGCCGCATATTTAAGGACTTGCTATGGCAAAAGATACGGTTGGTGACCCAAGAATTGACGAGGCTAAACAGTTCCTCAAGTTAGCCAATGACGCTGACACCATGAACCGCCAAGAGGCGTTAGAGGACATGAAGTTTGTGGGCGGTGAGCAATGGCCTGTTGAACTTCAAAACTCACGCAATTTGGAATCCCGCCCTGTCCTGACCATCAATAAATTGGATGGTTACTGCCGTCAGGTGGTCAACCAGATTAAACAACAGCGCCCCCGCCCCAAAGTGCATGGGATGAACAGCCAAGCTGACGAAAAGACCGCCCAAGTCATTCAGGGCATTATTCGTCACATTGAGGCCAACTCCCGCGCTGATAACGCCTACGACACCGCTGCTGACTACGCTGTTCGCATGGGTTGGGGCTACATTCGACTCCGCACCGATTATGTTTCGCCTGACTCATTCGATCAGGAAATCTACATTGATGCTGTGGATAACCCATTCACCGTCTATTACGACATTAATTCGGTCGCCCCAGATGGTTCAGACGCAGAGCGTTGTTTAATTACAACAATGATGCCAAAGAGTGAGTTTGAGAAGCTCTACCCTGATTCGGACACTATGTCCTTCACCCAGCGCGGCACAGGCGACAGCCAATCTGAGTGGATTACCAAAGAGGATATTCGCCTTGCTGAGTATTACTACACCGTAAAAGAGAAGGCGACCCTGTATCTCTTAAGCGATGGGTCTGCCACCTTTGCTGACGACAAGGACTTCTTTAATCGTCTGGAAGCCGTGGGCGTGACCGTGGTTGACCAGCGCGATTCTTACAAGAAAACCGTCAAGTGGTGCAAATTGACTGCCTGCGAGATTCTTGAAGAACAGACCTTGCCAGGCCGTTACATTCCCGTTGTGCCTGTTTATGGTCGCCATATTGTTGTTGGTGACAAACGCCACAAGTTCGGAATGGTGCGCTACGCCAAAGACCCACAGCGTATGTATAACTTCTGGCAAACCAGCCTGACCGAATCAATCGCACTCGCACCAAAAGCGAAATGGCTGATGGCAGAAGGTCAAGACGAAGGTCACGAAAACGATTGGGCACAAGCCAACGTTAAGTCATTCCCCTTGTTGAGATACAAGCAGACAGACATTGAAGGTCGCCCCGCGCCAGCGCCTAGCCGTCTGCAACCAGAACCACCGCCAACAGGCATTTTGGCTGCGACCGAGACAATTGACCTTGACATGAAGATGATGATGGGTGTCTTTGACCCTTCACAACTTGGTCAAGGCAATGTGTCTGGCAAGGCTCTAAACGGTCAGATTCAACAAATGGATTTGTCCAACTTTGACTTTTACGACAACCTTACAAAGTCACAAGCGCAGGTCGCCCGAATCATTCTCAATTGGATTCCAGAGGTGTATGACACCCAGCGAGTGATGCGAATCATCGGGGATGACGGCAAGCCAGAGACTATTACGATCAACGAGCGTGACGCTATCGGTCGTGTAATGAACGATGTGACCGTTGGCCTCTACGATGTGGTGATGGACACAGGTCCTGGCTACAACAGCAAGCGTGAAGCTGCTGTCGAGGCTATGACACCAATTCTGGCGCGTGACCCCAACCTGATGGGTCAGATTGGTGATTTGTGGTTCAGAAACCAAGACTTCCCTGGCGCTGATGTGATTGCTGACCGCTTGGCTACCCTAAACCCATTGGCTCAGATTGACGAGAAATCAGACATTCCGCCACAGGCTCAGATGATGATTAAGCAATCACAAGAGCAAGTGAAGCAACTCCAACAGCAGGTTCAGGCTATGCAAATGGCCATGAAACAGCGTCAAGATATTGAGCAAGTCAAGCAGGATGCCGAGACTAAACGCAAGCTGTTGGATGTGACAGCAAGAGCGCACAACACCGAAACAATGGCTGAAGTCAAGGTTAACGACCAAAACACCAGAGCCATTACAAGCCAGAACAAGACCGAAATTGACGCGATTGTTCAGCTTCTGTTGCATCACATGGACACAGGCAGATTGGTCAAAGAGATTGAGGCTAGAAACCGCGAACAGATGCAATATGCTCAAATGGCGGCAGAAGATATCGATCAAGGTCAAAATCCATTGATGCAACAATAAATTCGTGGTAAATTAACCACAAACCTTACCCGTCAGGTAGACGGGGAATATTCGGAGTGACAACGCAATGTCTGAAAAAGAAGCAGGTCAAGTTTTGACCAGCGAAAACGCAGCGGAATTTTATGCAAACAGATTAGGTTTAGCTGAATCACCAGCGCCTGCCGAGGCTGAAGAACCTTCAGAGCCGACAGAAGTTGAGGAACGGAGTGAACCTGAGGAAGCAGAAGCCGAAGCAGAACCACAGGAAGAAAAAAAGCAGAATCCTAAATTAAAGCTACGCTTTTCTGAGATCACCAAGCAACGCGAAGAAGCCCGTCAAGAAGCGGCGCGGGAACGCCAAGCAAGGGAAGCCTTAGAACAACGATTAGCGGCACTTGAAACACAGAGACAACCCCAACAGGCTGTTTCGGTAGATCAAGAGCCACAACCCAGTCAGTTCAACGATGCGTTTGAATACGCCAAAGCACTCGCAGAGTACACGGCAGACAAACGAATTGCTGAAATGAAGCAAGAAGAAGCGAAGGCCAAAGAAGCCCAAGAGCGTCAAAAAGTCATTGACCAATGGACTCAAAAGGTACAGAAAGCCAAAGCCGACTTGCCTGATTTTGATGACATTGTTGCGTCAAGTGAAGTGGTCGTAAATGACGATATTCGTGACGCGATTCTGGAGAGTGATGTTGGCCCACAAATCCTGTATCACCTAGCTGAAAACGATGAAATCGCCAAGAAAATCGCAGGGTTGTCGCCTAAACAAGCGTTGCGTGAAATAGGAAAGCTAGAGGCTAGGTTTGAAAAAACCGAAGAATCTAAACCTGTGGCTAAGAGTAAAGCACCAGCACCGATCAGCCCGATTCGGAGTTCTGGAAAAGCAGATTTGCCCATAAGCGCCAATGGCGAATTTCATGGGTCTTATCAGGCTTGGAAAGAAGCGAGAAAAGCGGGACGGATTCGGTAAACCTAATCTTTTTGAAAGAGACTAAAAATGTCAAACAATTTGCTAACCATTAGCAAGATCACCAACGAAGCGTTGATGGTCTTGGAAAACGAGTTGACCTTCACTTCTGAGGTCGACCGCAACTATGACGACCAGTTCGCTGTCGTGGGCGCTAAGATCGGTAACACCGTGAACGTTCGCAAGCCTGGCCGTTTCATCGGTACTACTGGCCCCGCTTTGAATGTTGAAGATTTCAACGAAACTAGCGTGCCTGTGACCTTGAGCACACAATTCCACGTTGACACCCAATTCACCACACAAGATTTGGCCTTGTCTTTGGATATGTTCTCTGATCGCGTGTTGAAGCCCGCAATCGCCGCCATCGCCAACAAGATTGACCGTGATGGTTTGGCTATGGCCGTGGCTCAGACTGCCAACATTGTTGGTACTGCTGGCACTGTTCCTACCGATTTGTTGACCTACTTGACCGCAGGCGCATATCTGGACAGCGAAGGCGCACCCCGCGATGGCCGCCGTTCATGTATCGTTGAACCCTTCACATCTGCCACTATCGTGAACAGCTTGAAAGGTTTGTTTGTTCCTCAAGAAGCCATTGGCGCTCAATACCGTAAAGGTTTGATGGGTCGTGACTCTGGTGGTATGAACTGGAAACTCGATCAGAACGTTGTGTCGCAAACTTTCGGCACTAACGGCGCTAACGCTACCGCTTCTGTCAACACTACTACTGGCACAGGCTTCCTGTCTAGCGGTTGGGCTTCTTCTAGCCCCGTCAGCATTACTGCTGCAACTGCTACCGTGAACTTGAACGCTGGTGATGTGTTCACTATCGCTGGTGTGTACGCTGTCAACCCACAAAACCGCCAACCTTACGGCTCTAACAAACTCCGTAACTTCGTGGTTAAGACTGCCGCAACCATCACTTCTGGTAGCACCGTGGCTGTGACTGTGTCGCCTGCCGTGATTACTGCTGGTCAGTTCCAGAACGTGTCTATCCCCACGACTTCTAGCACCGCCGCCGTGACCCAGTTCAACGCAACTGGCGCTGTGTCTGCTCAGAATATCATCATGCACAAAAATGCTTTCACTTTGGCTGTGGCTGATTTGGAATTGCCTGAAGGTGTGCATTTTGCTGGTCGTGCAAGCGACAAGGAAATCGGTCTGTCAATGCGTGTTGTGCGTCAGTACACCATCAACAACGACAGCATCCCAACTCGCTT